GGCACCTCCTGACGTGACGGTATGGGCGGTTGTCCTGCGCACTTCCAGGCTCGCAGGCAACAAGCACCATGTGTTAGTGCACGTACGTCAAGGGTTTCATCCAGCTGTTTTTGGTGCGGGCCGCGACATTGTGCTAACTTCGCCACGCGACCGTGATGGTTGCTCAGGAACCTGCCCGGGGCGGTTGATCGTTTTTTGGGGGTCGCCACCCCGGGCAGGTGTTGTCGTCGCTGTCAGGCGCGCACGTTGCAGGGAGAGGCGGTTCCCGTTGGAGCGGGGGCCGCCTTTCGCATGGAGGCGTCAGATCGAGTCGAGGTAGCGCTAGTCTGGTGGCCTTCCGGTCTAGAGCGGGCCGGGATTGCGCAGAGGCCCACCCTTGCAGGGGTGGGCCTCATTCATGTAGCCGGTCAGATCGCGTTGGGGTCCACGGTCCAGGGGGCGAACTGCTTGTCGTCCACCAGCTCGTCGGCCTTCACCTGCGTCGCCTCGATCGCCACGATCAGGTCGGCGCGCCGAATCTGCCCCAGAGCGGTCATCCGCGTGATGCGGAACACCTTCTCGTCGTAGACGATCCGGTCCCGCAGATACGCGTTCGTGCGGATGTCCAGCCGGGTCAAACCGGTGCGCGCCAGTTGCCGGAAACCAGCGGACGCACGCAGCGTGTCATTGGTGTAAAAACCCTGCGTCTCCCCGGCCAGGTCGTCGCCCTGGAGGTGCACGACGTGCAGCACCGGCAGCGTGAACGGCCCGTGGAATATTTTGCCCAGCCCGGTGGCCTCGTCGTACACCAGGTCGGTGGAGGAGAGCTCCTTGTGGAAGCGCCAGTACTCCACGACGTCCCCGGCCACGGACTGGTAGCCGCGCAAGCCCTTCTCGATCGAGCGGGTCTCCGCGCCGACCGAGAACCGCCCCCGCTTGAAGTCCACCCGGCCCATTACCAGTACCCGCCGCCGTAGCCCTGGTCGGGCAGCTGCGAGGTGTCGTCGTCCTTGTGATCGACCTCGGGGATCAGGCGCTGCGGCAGCCGGTAGTCGTCGAACTCCCGCTCCTCGTACAGCGGGATCAGGCGCCCGGTGGTGCGCGAGACCCGGCGCAGGTTGCCCATCTCGATGCGGTAGTAGCCGATCTGGAGCTGCTCGCACAGCTCCTTGTACCGCGCGGTGACGGCGTCGATCATCGCCATCAGCTGCTGGAAACGCTGCCCGCGCCCGACGTGCGTGCCCTCGGCGGTGGTGATGTCGATATCCGTGGACGCGTCGGTCGCAAGCGCCCACAGGGCGTTGACGGTCGCCAGCAGGCACAGCGGCAGCAGCTCGATCTCCGGCAGGTTCAGCAGGCCCAGCGGGCTCTCCACCATGCGGATGAACCCGGAGGAGTCCCGAACCCGGGAGGTGACCCGCCGGTTCTGGCAGTGCATGGAGACGGCCTCGGTGATGAACCCGGTCAGCTCCTCGTCGGAGAACATGCCCTGCGCGACGCCGGTGACGATCAGCGTGGTGTTGTCCGCCAGCGGGTTCAGGGACCCGAGCAGCAGGATGCGGCCCTCCTCCGGCATCAGGGCGTAGTCGCGGTCCTGGACCAGGGTGGTGACCACGCCGGAGAGGACCGTGGTGACCTGGACGCTGGCGATCGAGGACTCCGACAGGTCGAACTCCCCGATCTCCCCGGTCCCGGCGAACGAGTCGCGAAACGGCGTGCCCAGGTCACCGAGCTCCTTGCGAACTCGGTCGATCACATCCTCGACGGTGAACGGCGGTCCGGGCATCGTCGCCTACGCCAGGGTCATCGTCAGGGCGCCGGTGGCGATCTGGAGCGAGGCGTTCTGCGCCGCGTTGCCCGGCGCGTCCAGGGTCCAGAGCATCAGCGGCAGCCCGGAGGTACCGGTGGAGACGGTCACCAGGGCGCACATGGTCGCGGCCGGGCCGATGCCCGAGGCGCCGGTGAACGGCCCGTACAGCGCCGGAGAGGAGTTCGCGACCTGATAGACACCGGAGCCGTTCAGGGCCGCGGCCCCCCATGCCACCAGCTGGCGCGCGTACCCGGTGGCGGAGACCTCCGGGTACGTGGCCAGGGACGCGGTGTTGGAGGGCAGGGCCGTGAGCAGCATCAGGTAGGTGTTGCGCGCCGGAGCCGCGACGACCAGCGTGGTGTCCATCGTGCCGGTCAGATAGTCCAGGCAGTACTGGTCGCCGATCGGCGTGAGACTCCCGGCCATGGCTACTTACCCGTGACCTTCTCGACGGCGGCGCGCACGAAGGCGTCCTTCGCCCGCAGCAGGTCGTGCAGCCCGTGGGTGAGCTGGGTGCCCGACAGGGTGTGCGCCATCTCGTGCGCCAGGGCCTTGATGGGGCCGGTGACCGTCTTGAGGTGCTCGGGCAGGTGGGCGTCGTCGAACCAGCGCAGCGCACCGGCTACGGCCGGATGCAGGTCGTCGGCGATATCCTGCTGGATCTCGTGCACCGGCTGGCTCATGCCGCCACCGCCGGGATGTAGTTCCAGTTGAAGGGGCTGTTGCCCTGGGCGACGGAGGTGACCCAGACTGCCCCGTCGTAGCCGTCGAGGATCAGCCGCAGGTTCGCGGTGGTCGTGTGCGGGCTGAAGGTGCGCACCACGACGGCGGCGACCTTGTCGCCCGCACTCACGCTGTTGCCGCGCGTTCCGGCGAAATTGCGGTTGGCCAGAATGCTCTGGGCGGTGCCGTTGTCCATCGTGTACTGCACGGTGAGGCCCACCGGCGGCGCGATCACCGGCGGCGCGGGCGCCGCGGTCTCGGTCTCGGTCTCGGTCATCAGGATTCTCCTTGTGTGAACAGCTCTTCGAAGCGGCTGGCCGAGAAGCCGAGCCGACGTACGACGCCTGCGACGTCGTCGGTGTACTTGACGATCACGACCTCTTCGGAACTGAGCTCGACACCGGGAGTGCCGGGCTCCACGACGTCCTCGACGATGACCTCGCTGCCTTCCAGCAGCGCGAAATCGCCGTCGCCCAGAGGCCTCACCAGGTAGAAGGCGTCGCCCTCGGTCAGTGCCACACGAACCCCTTGGAGTCCAGGTGGTCGGCGAGCTCGGCCGGGAGCTTGTAGCTGCGTCCCCGCTCGAAGTCGTAGTGGTGGCCTGCGCCGAACGTCATCTGGTCCAGGTCGGAGTTGATGCGCACCGTGCGGTACGGCTGCTTGACCTCGACGCCGCCGCCCAGCTCGGGCATCGTCGGCGCGGCCTGCGAGGTCAGATCGACGACCTCGTGGTCCTTCTCCTCCTGCTCGGCCTGCATGACCATGGTCAGCTCGGCGGCGTCGCGCACGGCGTTCTCGTCGCGTTCCTTGGCCAGGCGGTCGGCCTCGCGGCCGGTGAAGTCCTGCGGGCGTCGGCGGGTCGTGGCCCGCCCTGCGGTGGTTGCGGCCATGACGGCGGCTCCTTCAGGGTGCTGCGAGTAGTGGGCCTATGCAGCGGTGGGGACGGACACCCACCGCTGCATAGTCATGCGGTATTTCAGTTGGTCTGGAGGATGACGACGGACTGGTCCGTAATCAACCCCATTCCAAGGATCGCGTACCAAGCCAGTGCATGTTCACGTCCGAAGTCGAGGACTCCGCCGTCACGCAGTTCGACCGGCAGGCTGATGGCGTGCCCGAATGCGTTGTCACCGATGAACACAGACTGATACACCTGGGTGGGTACGGTGTTTGCAAACTGGTTGACTTGGGTGGTCTCGATAAAGACCACGTCGTAGAGGCGGCCGATCTCTCCCAGCATAAAGTTACCGGGGGCCGCATACTTAGTGACCTCGATGAACTCGGGCTGCTCCCGCAGGTGTCGGCTCTGGTGCGGGTGCACGAAGCCAACGTATGTTTCTCCAATCCTTGGCACGTTCTTCGTTGCCAAGGTCTCCGCGACATCGCGGATCGCCGCCGGGGTCAGGTAGAACTGCCCCGTCAGGGTGTTCGCGGAGGTGGCCGCGGCGCCCAGGTCGTACGGCGAGAAGTTCGTGATCGAACCGGCCGGGTTGCGGTAGTACCCCCACAGCACGGAAGACGCGGTCAGCAGCGTGTTCTGGGCAAGAGTATCAAGGTACTGAGCCATGTTGCGCCCGAGCAAACGGGACGCCGAGGCCATAACGTCGTCAAACGACGCATTCAGCAGCAATTCGGTCACTGCGACGGCGTATCCGTGCTCGGCGACCGTGATGCTGAACTGGGTCGCCGTCAGCGCGTTGGTGGTCATGCGCACACCCTCGACGAGCTGCGAAGCCGCGCCCAGGTTGGTGTAACGCATGAAGTTGATGGTAAGACCTGGAGACACTCCGAGCTCGGTCTTCTTCACAGCGAATTGTTCATACCTGAGTATGGGCATCGCCTGGAAGAGGATCTCCTTTGACCAGATTGTCTGGATTGCCGCACTAAGCTGGGTGTTTGACCCGGAATAGTTCGTCGGAGAACCGGAGAGGTTCGGAGTGCCCGTGATCGCATTGGCCATGACTGGCCGCTCCTATCTCGGGCGTGGTGCCGACCAGTTGCCTAGAGGGCACCGCTTCGGTATTGGTTGGAAGCTGCCGCGAGTAGTTGCTGCCGATTGGCCGCGTACTCCGCCGGGGACATGTCCCTGATCTGCTGCGGAGTGAGCGTGCGCGATGACGGATCTGTGTCCAGTGGGCCGATGTTGGGACGTCCGGTGGCGGACACCCCGCGCAGGCTGGCCTGACGTGCCTGCGCCTGTGCTGCCGCGATCGATTCCACGATCGCGGACGACTTGTTCACCAGGAGGCTGATCGAGGCGTCGATCTCCGCCTGGGTGCCGCCGGTCACCAGGTCCAGCAGCTCCGGGGCGATCTGGTCGCGGTGGGCCGCGACCTGCTGCTGGGTGTACTCCCGCAGCGCGGTGAACGAGCGCTCCTTCTCGAAGAGAGCTAGCTGCTCTTCGCGTTGGCGCCGTTCCTCGGCCAGCTGCGCCTCCAGCCGCGCGGTCTCCGTCCTGACGTAGTCCTTGGCGGACATCTCCGCCTCGGCCTTCGCCTTGGCGGCTGCGTCCGCGTCAGCCTGCGCCTTGGCGGCTGCGTCGGCCTGCGCCGCCTTCTCCGCCTCGATCGCCGCGAGCCGCTCCTGCATCTGCGTGAGCGACTCGGACTGCTTGGTCATCTGCCCGTAGAGCTTGTCGCGCTCGTCCTGGCGGAACTTGGCGACCTCCTCCTCCGTGAACGTACGGCGCTGCGCGAGCGCGTCCGGCGGAGGCTGGGGGACGGGGATGGTGACCACGTTGGTCGCAGTGTCGATGGCGGGCACGACGGGCGTGGGACTGCCGGACATTGTCACGTCTCCTGTGCGTTGTTGGTGTCCGGATTACGCCGCTGCGCGAGTCGCGTGCCTGCGGCGAGTGCCACGAGTTCGGTCTGAATCTGCTGCATGTCGCTGTTCGGTCCGCCCAGCCCCGGCAGGCCTGGAAGGACCTGGGGGACCGCGGCGCCGCCGGACGCGTCGTCCGTCGGGCCTGGCGGCGGGACTTCCACTCCCTCGGGCGGAAGTCCCGTCATGCTGATGATAACACTTGATATCTGTGCCTTTAGCAAGTCAAGTGCACCCTGCCGTTTAGCCTCGTCCATCTGCTCGTCGTAGATCCCCGCGAGGGTGTCGGCGGGGAACTCTTCGCCCAGCTCCCGCAGGGACCCACGCTTGGAGATCAGGCCGAGGGCGAGCTTGACCTGGATCTCGTTGAGCTTGATCAGGACGTCCACCGGTAGCGGCGGCGGGAAGTCGCACACCGTGCGGTAGATCATGAAGTCGGCCGGATCCAGCACGTCGGCCTGGAGGTCGTCGTCCTCGGTTTTCAGGCCCTCGGTGTCCGGGTCGTAGACCAGGGTCTCCGGCTCGAAGATGAACAGCGTACGCAGCGCGAACTCGTTGACCTTCGCCAGCCCGGCGGAGTACTGAATCAGCTTCCTGTGGTACCGGAGCATCATGGGCTGGTACTGGATGGCCAGGGCGACCCCTGACGTATTGGAAACAGGTTGAGATTGGCCCAGGGCGGAGACCGGCACGCCGGTCATCTCGTGCATCGCCGTCTTCAGCGTGTCCAGGTACGCGATGGCCCATTCGAGATCGACGTTGTTCTCAAGATTCTCGACCCTCGCGTCCTTGGGCAGGCCGCCCCACACCTTGCGGGGACCCTTCTCAAGGTTCGAAGCCTTGGCACCGATGATTACCGTGACAGGGGCTGAATGGTAATCAATGATCTCGGAGATGTTGGTCGCTTGCTCGTTGTACTCGCGGTTGATCGAGATGATGTCCGCGATGTCGGACAGACCCCACGGCGAGCCGGGGACCTCGATGTTGGCGATGTGCACGATCGGGATGACCCCGAGGCCGTTCTCGTGGCTGTCGATCAGCTCGTCGTTGATGTACTCCTCGACGAACTGGTCCGTGATGATCTCAGTGTACGTATATACTTGTCGTGTGCCTTCTGTCGAGGTGCCCCAAAATCTATACTTGAGTTTAAACCTAATGATTCTCTCTGGGTCATGTGGGTGGTATTCAGGGAATGCGAAGGTCGGGTTGATCGCCAGCAGCCGTACGCGGCCGGGGTGCACCAGGCCGCTGTCGTCCGTCCACTTCGGCTCGTAGGCCACCTTGATGAACACATCGCCGCACACCCCGCCGAGCTCGCCGATCTGCATGAGCAGGACGTCCTTGCGGTTGTCCGTCTCCCACACGCGCTTGAGCAGCGCGGGCACGATGTGCTCGTACGCCTTGTCGGACGCGAAGTGTACGCCCCTTGAGAAGCTGAAGTTCGTGATGAAGCGGGAGAACGCGCCAGCGTAGTTGAACGTAAGCTGCGTCTCACCAGCCTCTCTCTTATAACCCCAGTGATGTCCAAGGAACCATGCCAAGTTGCTGGCATAACGGTTGAGTCTCGGCCCGTGGACTTCGAACTCCTCGTCAGCAAGCTCTACAAGTCCAAGTGGTGATATAGAGACGGTGAGATCTGAGGCGGCAGCGCGCATCGACGGTGACGGGAAGGCCATCGACATCGGGCGCAGCTCCTCTCAGGTGCGGACACTGATCTACGGCAAGACTTACAGCGATTGGTAAGACGTTGTTAGTGCACCGCGGTCAGCGGCCCACCTGCTGGCCCAGATGCCCGATCAACCGGTCGCTGCCGGTCTCCATCAGGGCGTGGAAGGTCTTGGCGGCGTGCTCGACCTTGCGCCGCCGCTCCGCGATCGGGTCGCGGCCATGCGTGGTGCTTGACGGCGTCTGGGCCTTGATGTCCTCGGCCTCGGAACGGTGCTTGGACGCCTGCGATTGGAAGACCGCGGCGCCCGCCCGATGCCGGGCGGCGGCGGTCTTGTGCGCCGCCGCCTCCTTGTTGCCGTCGCCGGAGGCCTCCACCGCACTGGCTTGCGCGTCGGCGGCCCGCGCCGCGTGGCCGCTGGCCTCGGTGCGTGAACGCGCCGCGTGCGAGCGCGCCTCGGCGGCCATGGCCCGGTGCTGCTGGATCTGCGGCGAGGACACCTCGTGGCCCTGCGCGCGCAGTTGCGCGATCTCCTTGGCGTGCAAGGCGACGCTCACGCCGTGCTGGGCCGCCTGCTTGCGCGCAGCCGCGGCCTGTGCGTTGTGGTACGCGTAGGCGACGCGATGCTTCTCCGCCTCGGGATTCGCGCTGATCGCTGAGACGGAAGGCGCTTTCCCCGGCTTCTTTTCCAGGGCCTGACGCATCGTGGCGGCTTTCTCCGCGTGCACGGACGCCCCGCGCGTGTCTCCCCTGGCGGAGAATTTCTGGTGCTCCTGCTCGTGGTACTGGGCAAGCGCGGCGAGCTGTTCCTGGCTGTGCGGAATCTGCGCCCGCGCCGCCGGGGACGGCTGCGCGGCGGGTACAGGGCCTTGATGCAAATGCGCGTGCGCCGCGGAGTACGCGGCAGCCGCGGAGGGTGCGGAGGGTACGGGAGTCTGCGGTGCCGCAAGATGCGTCACAGGCGCCTCCTGCGCAGGCACCGCCTTCGCGGGGCTCTTCGCCCCAGCCGCCTTGGGGGATGCTGGCGCCGTCGCCGGAAAAGTGCCGCCGCCGCGGGCCTGCGCCTCGCGGTGGGTCGCCTCGATGCGCGCCTCGTGCTTGGCGGCGACGCCTTCGTGGAACGCCTTGATCTTCGGGTCGGACGCCGACTGCGCCTTGGTACGCGCCGTCTTGATCTCCGCGCGCGCGTCAGACACCCGCCGGTTCTCGGCGGGTGTGAACGACGGCTCGCTGGCGGCCATGCTCAGTCGTGAATGATCCT